GCAGAGATTTCCTGTTTTGCAAGTTGTTCAATTTCTTGTTTAACTTTTTCTAGCTGTGCCGCTTCAATTTGAGTAAGGGCATCAATGCCGAGGTGTTCACACACTGTTTTTACATCAAGGCCACGTTCAGCTATGAAGTTTTGAAGTTCATCTCTTTGTTGATCTGAGATACCGTTAAATTCTGGTGGACTAATCCAAGTGCCACGTTGCTTATCAAACGTGCAATTCAATGCTTTAGCTCTCATTAACATTGCTTGGCGCATGTTCTGGTAATACATGTGTTCTTTATCAAGCGACTCAGTTAATTGATTAAGGTCACCTGCATGCTCCGCTTCCTCACAGCTTTGTTTCCAGTTTTCTAGCTCTTCTTGGGCTTTAGCTGCTGCAAGTTGTGCAGGCGTTAAGGTGTTAATGTGATCTTTAGCTTGAGTAATCAGGTCAGCCAAGAAAGTAGGGTGTGCTTTAAGATCAGGTACCCATACTTCACCGGTTTCACCGCCTAAAGCACCTGAGTTTTTCGCATGATGTGTAGGCGAAGGTTTGAAATTAATAACGCGGGCATTTTTACCTTCACCAGTAGTAACAGTTGTTAGATAACCCATGACATCTGCGATACGGTAAAGCTCGTTACGGTTTTTACCACCTAGATCTGGGCGGTAAATAATTTGATCACCGTTTTGATCTTCTGATGCGTGTGCAATGAAAACAACATCTTTACCTAAACTGATCAAAGTATTGATGTATTGCTTGAACGTTTGGTTCGCTAAACCTTGAGCCTTTAACTTTAAAGAGCCATCTTTTTGACGGTTATTAGCAGTTAGCAATAGATGGGTTTTAATGCATTCAAGCATTGCACCCACGGTATCAATGACAACAGTTTTATATGGTGCTAAGTCCTGCGGAGTAAGGTTTGCAACATCACTCCATTGTTGAACCTGTACAACTGCACCACGACGTAATTCACCAGTACGGTGAGCACCACGGTCAAAGTCAAAAGAAATTGCTTTTTCCGCAGTAAAGCCCATCGATGATTTACCTAAACCCGGATCCGCGTATAGGTACACAATAATTGCTTGAACCAATAAAGTTTGGTCAGCAGTAATAATCGGTAGAGCCATTTTATTATCCTTATCTTGAGCCAGTGAAGCCGCGCTTAGTTTTATAAGCTTTGCGGTCATAAGTAGGAATGTTTGTTTCACGCAGTTTTATTGCGAGCTGCTTTCTGCGTTGAAAGTCGATTTCTTGTGTGAGTTCATTCCAAACTTTTGGATAGTCGGTTTGAAACTTATACACATTTAAAGGCGTCTTAAATCCGTCTTTAACTTTGTAAAGAACTGAGCCATTAGCATTAGATGCGTACACTTGCCAGCCAATGCGAACTGAATACAGCCCTTTATCATCACGGCCTAAATAAGACTTATAGCCGTCAGGGTGATGCTTAACTTTTTGCATGATTAAGCCACTCCCATAGATTCTTGATAGATCCAAATTTTAGGATTGCTATCAAGTTTTGCAGAAAACACACCTGTGCCTTTAGTGCGAATAATCACGCTTAGATCATAACCACACTGTTTTTCGGTAATTTGGTGGCCTTTAATGCCCATGCGCCTAGCCACTTGCCATGTATAAGGTCGATAACCTTCCTTATTGAGTTCGATCACTGTTTCCAAAACGGCTTGTTGGCGTTCAGATAGATTTAGAGTTGAATTAGCCATGATTAAGCCTCCACCAACTTGTTACGTTCGATGAAGCCTTTTAGAAGGTCATTGATGTTGCGGATGTCTTCAAATTCGGTGAAATCGTTATATGACTTACCGTTAATATCAGTGATTTCATTTACAGTGAGTTGAGTAATATCAACAGCAGTGAATTCAGAACCCGGAACGCCGTAGCTGTCTGGATGAGCTTCAAAATCAAAGCTAACGTTTAAACGGAAGCTATCTAATTTAATTACAGCAACGCCAGAATGTTTACCTGTGATTTTTGCGGTTAAAACCCCGTAAGTACTTGGTTGAGTCTTAGGGGTAAATAGAGAAGGGGCTTCTTTTGTTTGGAAAGCTGGTTGCAATTGGCAAGCAACTAAAGAACCACCAGAGATTGCAAGAGCAGCCATGCTGACAAATGCAAATGAGTTGAAAGGAGGAGCTTTTACGTTCATAATTGGTCTCGCATATAGCAAAGCACATCGGACCTGGGGAGGGGCGGTGTGCTTTTTTGTTATCTGGTGAAAATTATTAAACCTTAGATTTAATTTTGATGCAATAGATATTTAAACCTAAGATTGAATTTATTTTAAATTTTAGATTTAATAGACAAAAGAAAACCCACCGTGGTGGTGGGTTGGTCGCTGATTTAACCTGACAAAGGTATTTTTATGAAATTAGATCAGATACTAAATATGCAAATGTTTATTAGCATGGTAACAATACTTGTGAATATTGCCATTTGGTTCACATTTTAAAGAGAGTTCTTATGTGTGAAATAAAGTTGACGAGAGCTGGTCTGTTAATTAGCTTAATACCTCTAATCACCTCAATTGCTTTACTTGTTAAGAGGGTGCTACTGGTGGATATGTCATGAAAATCAAAAACAAACGTATAGTAAATTTTGTGCTTAGTTTTATCTCAATGTGCTCTGTTATCGTTACTCTCATTTTAGTATTGCAACAACACCAGTGACTGCAGCAATTAAGGCCAGCAGCACCCCAACATAAGCAGTCCAATGCGGTTTGCTGGATTTTTTAATCTGTCTTGATGTCAATTCATAGCTTATAGCTTGTAGAAGTGGTGCTGGGATAATTCCGCTTCGGCCTTCACCGCTTAAAAGCATCATTAACTCGTCATCTGAAAGTTGCTTGATTTCTTCTAGCGTTAATTTAACTTTGGGAGGCCTATATTTTTTAGCGGAATCAGGAATAACTACTTTAGGTATCTTATACATATATTCTCTACCGATATGGTTTAAAGCACTGTGTCGGGTCACGGTTTCAATTAAACAAAAAGCTGAATCCGCTTAAATTCTTTATTAGCCTCAATATGACTTCTATAAAATTTATCTTTATCTTCTGAATCAACAAACTCTTTGAATGTGGTTGCTTCAAGAAGTCTGTAAATAAACCTTTCACCTGTTCTAAGCACTACCGTCAACAAGAAGTGTTGATAAAGAACATGGCTGATATTACGGGAGTTAACTTCAATTTTTTGCATATTGTGGATTCCACTTCATTTCCTAATATTCCTCCAACCCTAAACTAATCTTTTTTATTAAATTTCCTGCTGCCCTGAAAACTCAATTCTTGAAATGAAATCAATAGGCAAGGCCAGCTTTTCACCAACAATAGTTTCGAAGTGAATCCATATACCTGCAGCTTCATTTTCAAAATTCACACTGATTATCTTTACTAAGTTGTAAGGCTCCGCAGCCCCCATCATGATGATATTGAAGCGGTGATCTTCACGAACATAAGAAATAAGCATCTGATGAATTGCCATTTGTTCAGTGCTTGTTAGATGCCTGTATTCGTAAAGTTCTGGTGGCATATATTTTTTATTCATTACGAATCTTACCTCATCAACTTCTTCTTATTTACCTTTTCAAGTGCTGTACTTTTCTAGAAAATCATCAACCCAGCCTTGCGCTTGCTCCAAATTACTTATATCTGATAGTTTTAAATTAGTACCTTCAGCTTCATTAAATCCTTCGATTATAGCCTCAAAGATATTTGCTTCATTAATGACCTCACATGCCATTTCAGTAGCGTCATAACTTTGCTTGGCTTTTTTAAGTGAGGCTATTTGTTTTTCAATACCTTCGCCAATTTTACCTAATGCTAATTTGAACTCTTGGCGATTAATCGTTAGCGCAGTTTTGGATTTATTAAGTGTTGCGATCATAATACCCTCTTTTCTTTAAAAATTAATTACTTAGCTCGCCTAAATTTCACCATCATAAGAATGAGAAACATATTTACCAATGATGCCAATATGCTCCAAGTCTTGCGGCTCAACGATCTCTCTTTCATAGCTAGGATTATCACTATCAATAATCAAGGCTCCGTCATATCTACGAGATAATCTTTTGATTTTTAGTTCATCACCATACCTGATTGCATACACCTTTCTGTTCTGAACTTGCTCTAGTCTATTAACAGACTTGTCGATAATTACAACGCTGCCGCTTGGTATCCTTGGTTCCATACTGTCACCATCAACATCCACTTCTACAAGATTTTTAGGTGAAACTTTTTTCTTATGAAACCACTCCATGCGTTGTGCGCATCCCGTCATCCTGGTTGTTGGCTCAAATTCAACCAGTCGGCCATTACCTGCGGAAAACTTGACGTCTACATGCGGAATAATCATAAAAGAATTAGGATCGAGGTCATCCGGTGCTTCCCATGCCATAACTGGCCTATATGCATCAGCATTCTCAGGATTGTCAGCCAACTCGATCATTGATCCAGAACCATCTAGCAACCATCCGGCACTTACTCCAGTTAAAGCCGCTAGCTCTTTCAGGGTTTCCTTACCAATTTTCCCCTTTTTCCAGTTAGATGCAGCTTGAGCTGATAGTCCCAATTTGAGAGATGCTGCTGACCATTTTAGATTTGCATAATCAAGTGCTGCTTGGATGCGTTCAGCTATAGATTCCATAATCATTAATAAAATAAACCTTTGGTTTAAAATTCTATTGGAAATTTAAAAAAATAGAAGCAATCATGGATTGTATTAAAATTAAACCTATGATTTAATTTTGGTGAAATCAATTAAAAGGGAGATTTAACTTTGAATCCCATTAAATATGCTTTTGATGCTGTTGGTGGTCGATCTAAAGCAGCAGCGTTACTAAACCGTACATACATGGCCATGAGCAAGATGGAAAAACGAGGGGTATTACCAAGAACTGAATATACGGGCGAAACCAAATATGCCCAGATACTTGCAATTAATAGCGGTGGAAAGTTTACGGCTGAATGGCTACTTGAGAATGCTAAGCCAGAGTCGTCTATAGCATAACTGACCTCATGAACAAATATCAGTTTAGGAACAACCATGACCAAACAAAAGCCAAGTGCAAAAAAGACGGTGTGCATGCCGACACATTTATCTGAGCCTGTAGCTGAGCATGTGGCAAGGGAAGCATATGAACGAGGCTGGTCTAACAGCCAGTATTTAAGATGGTTAGCCATTCTGGATATGAAGCGTTGTGAAGATGACAAGAATCTTATGTCACAGGTATCTGGAATACCCAGAGAACGTTTTGATTTATATGAACAAAGAAAACAATCCGTTCGGAGAGAACGCAATAAAAAAGCCTGATGGTCAAGATCAGGCTTCTTAATTCACAAATTTAGGAACCCATGAATATGCAAACTAATTTATCAAATCAAACGTCCAAACACAACTTACAAGAGTTTTTAGTGGGTGATGTAGTGGTACTTACTGAAGAGTGCCGTAGTTTTAAATCAAATGATTTGTTTGAAGTTAAAAACAAAACTTTGACTAGGTTGTGGACTATCAAATCAGAGAATCATTTGATTTTAGTTTCGTCAAAAGAAATCCGCACAGCAACAGTTGCAGAACTTAATGCCAAACGCCGCCTAACAAAAGCTGAGCAAGCATTAGCGGAGGTGTCATGAACAGCTTTACACAGCAAATCAAAGATTCTCGCCAGCAAAGTGAAATCCAATCTTTCTATGAGCCTGCATTGCGAGTACTTGGGCACCTATTTGAGGTGAAAAAGCAAAATTTACGTAACAAAGGTTATGACGAAAATAATGCAGCGGTAACAAAGATTGAATTTTCAGAGGCTATGGCTCGTCAATTTCGCATAACGCAGTGGTTAGCACAGCAGATTGTAACCAGCTTAACCAAGGCGTGTTTGGTTGATTCTTTTGGAGGCTATGTTAAGCCAAAGGGTGGTGAAAAGTGAGATATGCAGCAAGAAGAAAACAGGATATTTCCGTTTCCACCACACCGCTAGAGGTGGTAATTCCACTGGAACAACCAGTAAAGATCTATTCGGCTAAAGAATTAGCAGCTATGCCACTTTCAGTTATGAATGCCGCAATTGAGGCTCAGGAAAGATTTTATCAACTTGAAGAATTAACCCATATGGGGGGGCAGGCTATAGCAGTTCGCCGTCTCATGGAGGATGGGCACAAACTAATTCAGGTGAAAGAAAAGTCTCGAACTCGCTACAAAATCAACAACGAATTTATTCCTCCAAGAATTATTCGTCAGTTGGAAATGCGCGGTCTTGTAAAATTAGGAGCAGTCACTGATGTATAAATATCTCCACCATATCAGCGACTTTATGGTTGCTACAGCGCACCTTAGCCCAGTTGAAGAGTGCTTTTATCGCCGTGCTCTCGATTTTTATTATTTGAATGAAAAACCATTACCCAAAGAAACCCAGTCGGTTTTTCGTCGGTTACGTGCAAATACCCAAGAAGAAAGGGATGCAGTATTAATTGTGCTGCAAGAGTTTTTTGTGGAAGAGGAAGACGGGTTTCACAACAAACGTTGTGATTCAGAAATCGCCGCTTATCAAAAAGTAGGGGATAAAAATCGTGAAAATGGTAAGAAAGGTGGGCGTCCACGTAAGGAAAAACCTAAAGAAAACCAAAGTGAAGGCGACTCGGTTAATTCTGAAAACCCACAAAAACCCAGTGGGTTAATTTTGGGTTCTGAAAGTGAAAGCCAAAAAAACCTTAACCATAAACCGTTAACCGATAACCAATATATAGATAGTAGTAGTAATGCGCGTGAAGAAAATTCGCAATTTACACCAATCCAATTTGCTCAGTATCAGATCGATGATCACAAGCGTTACTCAATGCGTGAATTCATTTCTGAATACAGCGAGTTTCAATACGATTTCATCTCACTTGCTCAACAAAGATTTGTTTCTGTACCTGAAATCGACTTGAGAACCATGATTCAAAATTTCGGTGACTGGTACTTTGCAAACGAATCAAGCTCGTTGAATACACCAAGCATCTGGTTGGTTAAGTGGTTCTCTTGGGTTCAAAACAACGAGAAACAAGTTGCTGCTAACCGCAAGAAGCAAGAGCAAATCTCTATAGCTGGGCAAAAATCACAAGAGCCGGGTTACTTCGCCAATCTTTTTGAAGAACAAAATGAATCTCAAATTGTGGATGTAACCCCGGCAAAAAAGTTTCCAATGATTGAGGAGGTAGGTCATGCATGAGATTACCTTGAACGAAGTGCGTCAATTAATCGCATCTCTTCGCACTGTTTACGCTGCTCAGTTCAATAAGCAATTCCCTACAAGTGGAGAGAGTGCAATACCGCTGTCAGTAGTAGAACAGATCGCGCTTAAAACTTTGGTAGGCGTTCAACAAAATCAATTTAACAACGCACTTGCTCGATTACTTACAGCAGGTGGACGTTTTATGCCGTCATTTGCAGAGTTTCGCACCTGGTGTATTGGTGAAAGTTGGATGTCTCCAGAGGAAGCTTGGTCACGTGCATGTAAGTTTACGACTGACCGAACTGTAGTTATTACCCAAATTACAAAGTACGCATTAGACGAAGTGATGTATTTGATCGAAGCCGGCCAAATGCGAGCAGCTCAAGATAATTTCTTCGGAACCTACAACGTGATGGTGGCTAAAGCTCAATTGAAAGGCCGTCAGCAAGAGTTTTACACCCCACCGCTACAACTAGAGCATAAAGAACCTGAACACACTCCAGTAAGCAATGATGAAGCACAAAAGCATCTCAAATCTTTGATGGAACGGTTAAAGATTAATGGCCGTAAACCTGCACCAGTAAAAAAGCTTCAAGCTAAGGAAAAAGAGCCTGAACTTGCAAAAGAATTAGGACCAGATCCTTTCGACAATCCGCACGAATACGCTGAGATGTGCCGCCGTGAAGGTGTGCCGATTCCACGAAATATTCTTCAGCTAATTGATGGGGCGAATGTATGAATAAATTCGAGATTTTAGCGTGGGCAATGCTCATTTCATTTTTCACAGCAGCTATTAGTGGTGCGGTGGTTTTGTGGTGGTTGGTGCGTAAAGAGCTAGATGAGAAAGGAGCCAGCCATGAGTGAGTTTAAAACAGGCGATTACGTTGTTCTTGTTGGCACAGGAACCAAAGATGTGATGTTAGAAGTAGTTGAGCACATGTACACGCCAGATATGCACCGAGTAAAAATTTTATCGACAGGACAATATGGACCAGCCTTTAAAAATGATATTCGCCATGCCACGCCAGAAGAAATCGCAGCAGGCCACCGCATTGATAAACCCTCGAATTCGAGGGAATTAGAAATCCTAGACAAGCCAGAAAACCACATTTCGCCTAACTACCAATCAAAGGATGTTTGAGATGGATAAGTGTAGAGAAGAGTTTGAGAAGCATTATTTAAACCTCCCTTTTCATGATTCTAAAGCTGCTCAAAAGTGCTTAGATTCGTGTGATTTTGATGTCAAGCAAAACGTTTACATTCCTAATGCTAAATGGTTTCTCGATAACGATACTGATGAGGGTGTTATCTACTGCTGCATGCTTAACACCGCATATATGTCTTTCCAGCACCAGCTAGCGAAAATGGAGGAGCTGCAAAAACAATTAAATGAATACATATTTGTAGCGGAAACGCTTGATGAAATGTATGTGAAAGAGCTTAAGAGCAGTGATGAGCTGCAAAAGCGGGTGCAATTCCTTGAGCAGGAACTAGGTGCATGGAAAGGGAAATCTATTGCGGCGATGATAAATGGCATGTGTGGTCAATGTGGCAAGGAGCCATGGCAGGCAATACGTTCTAATAAAGATGGCTATGCACTTCTACATTGCTTTGGATGTGGTGCAAACAAGTATGAATTGATGGGAGAGCAAGCGCTCAAGGGTGGGGCTTGATGTCGTCAGTCAGCATTGCTGAATACCGCAAGTTATGGTTTTGAACAGGAATATAAGTTCCATCCTGATCGTAAATGGAGAGCAGATTTTTTAATAACGGGTACAAAGATTTTGATTGAGGTAGAAGGCGGGATCTGGAGCGGAGGTCGCCATACGAGGGGCAAAGGTTATCTAGGAGATATGGAGAAATACAACTCCGCAGCAATGATGGGTTTTACAGTTTTACGGTTCAGCACAGAGCAAGTTAAGTCCGGTATGGCATTAAAGCAAATTGAATTATTAATTAAGGGTAAATAGGAAGGCGATTATGTTAGTTGAAAAGTTTGATTTTATTGAGTTACTTCGCCTTGCTATTGCTCAAAGCGAAGGTAAAGGGAAAATTACTAAGCATGTTGTTTTGGGAGAAATTGCCTTATTGCCTGCAGGTGCAAAAAAATGGGCAGAATTACTGCTTGAACGTGTTGATTTTGAGCGCATTGCAGAAATCACAGAAACAAAGAAAATTTATGAGACCAGGATAATTAATGGTAAGGAATCAAAAAAGCGTATTGGTGAAATACCGGGTAAAGTTGAAATAAAAAAAGGGGAGATTAACTCAGCTGATTTTTTCCGCGTTAGAAACGTACTGGCGGGTAAGATCCATCGTGAAATGATCAAAAAGAACTTTAAGCCAAATAATTGTCAGGGCGATTTATCAAATGTGGCCAAAGGTATTGCTGAGGTTGTTTTGCGTGGGCGATTATTTACAAAGGCAATGTGTGGCCATTGCCAGGGACTAGGCAAATTGGAGTTATTCAATGAAAAGGGGTATCCAAACGGATCTAAGTTTTGTGATAAATGCGGTGGTACGGGGAAACGCCCATATACATTGCATGAAAAAATTACAATCGCAAAATTAAAAGTATCTAAATCTGGATATTCTGAACGCTATGAACCATACGAGCTAATTGCTGAAGCTTGTATAGAGAATTGGGAAAATAGTATTAGAACAAGCTTGGCTAGATCGTTTCATTTTGAGCCAGAAGAAATCACCCTTGCTTGACATAAACAGAACGGTTGAGTATAAGTATTTCTAAAATGGGCGCTTTATACATGGATCGCCTGAAAAACTTAATAGAAGCTCACTAATTTTAGTGGGCTTTTTGCGTATCTGGAGCACTGGAAATGGGAAATACCTGGCATGCTGATCAAGAAAAACCAGAATTACGGCCAGATGAAAAACCTTTAAATTGCCCATTTTGTGGATCTGATTCAATTTGTACAGATTCTTCACATTATGGAAAACCAGATGAAGACGGCTCTATAGCATGGGATGCTTTCACATGGTGTCATGATTGTGGATCAGAAGGCCCTAGTGCTTGGGCGATGATCGCTTGGGATGAAAGTTTTCATTGCGACACTGTTTATGAAGAAAGATCAGTTGTTAATTATGCTATTCGCCAGTGGAATACACGCAAATAAGTTTTATTAATCTCGTGAGAGGTGTTTTATAAGCACACCTCTCTTTTAGCCGGACGGATTACGGCGCAAACGGCCCCGCTTCATACTAGTTATTGGCGGGGCTTTTTCTTTTATTAATTTGATGATTTAGTTCTCGATAGTAAATAATTTACTATTGAGAATCAAATACTTATGCTTTACACTGGTTAAAATTTATGCTTTACTAATTGAGTAATTTATTGAGAGGTGAAGTATATGTTGTTTAATGGTTCAGAAGAGCTTGTTGTGATTTCCAATGATGGTACTCGAAGCGCTTTGAAGTCTTGTAGAATTGATAATGAAGAAACAATCTTCACAAGTGACTCTACAGATGGCATAAGAATTGGAGATCGATTAATCAAGACTCTACAAAATGGTTCAAATCGAGAATATTTGGTTAAATCTGTTAAGGATGGTGTAAATATGTTTGGACATAGAGAGATTAGAGTTCAGCAGATTTAAAACCTACAGTATTAATAACCCTACCTTATGGTAGGGTTTTTCTTTTTGGAGTAAGTATGACTGAATTTCAAAAAATTACGCATGAGATTAGACAGCTCCAAATAGAGCTAAACCATTTGGGAAGTTGCACAACCAAAGGCCTAATAGAAGAAGAGATCGCTCACTTAGATGAGCGATTTTTTTTGGCTATAGCAAAGCAAAATAAATTAATTGCTCGCCTAAACAATAAGCCAGAAGGCTTCTTGTAAGAGGCTGTTTGTATGGATGACAAAGAGTACTTTTGGCTTACACGAAAAAAAGAACCTAAAACCAAACCCAAATCCAGACCACTGCCTAAAGCTACTCAAAAATATTTAGAAGCTGAAGCAACACTACAAGAAGAATTAACGGATCTGGCAATTGGTTTTGAAAGCAAGTTTCAACCAATACATACCAAAAATTGGCGTTTTGATTTTCATATTGTGAAATTACGCTTGCTCATTGAAATAGCGGGTGGTCCTTGGTCTGGTGGCCGTAGCGGAAAGCTATCAAATAAGGCTTGGAGTCTTGATCGATATGATCATGCTGAAGAGATGGGTTACAAAATAGAGCGCTTTCATCCAGACTCTGTTTTGTCGGGATATGTCATTAACTGGATTAAAGACGAATTAGCGAGAATTGAAGATGGAGCAGATCAGACCATTTCCACCGACTGATTTTATTGATCAAGCAGATGAAGAAGAAGCAATAAGACTAACACCAGCTCCAGACCTAAAGAAATGGGTTGTGGCCAACTACTTAACGATAGGTGGGCCTCTTTATAACCCCGATCACGATCACATAGCTGAGCTGCTTCACGATAATGAAGAATTTTTAGCATTTGCTTGGGCCTCTTCTGCATATAAAAGCAAGCAAGCTATGGTATTAGGCCAGTGCGAAAAAGTCATGTTCAATGTTGGTGGCTGGCGCAAAGCTAGACAAGAGCAACAGATGCGTGATTGGTTTGGTTATGTGCCAGTTTATCTCATCACTATTGATGCTAGTTTTTGCGAACAAGCAACGGACCGAGATTTTTGCGCTTTGATCGAGCATGAGCTTTATCACATCGGCGTTGAGCGTGATGAAGACGGTGAGCCTATTCTTGGTGAAATGTCTGGGCTACCAAAACATTATTTGGCTGGCCATGATGTTGAAGAGTTTGTGGGCGTAGTTAAACGATGGGGAGCAGACGAGAACGTGAAGCGACTTATTGAAGTGGCGAAGCAAGCGCCGTTTGTATCAGATGTAAATATTTCCAAGTGCTGTGGAACTTGCCTAATTAGTTGAGCCTTTTGGCTCATTTTTTTTGCCTTGTTTCCTTGATGAGCCTTGATGGATTTTGAATTATGGCGAAGCTAAAAAAAGCCGAGCAACTCTTTATAGTTCGGTCACTTGCGCAATTCATGACACCCACTGAAGTTGTTAAGGCTATCAAAGAAACTTTCAATATTGATGTGTCAGCGCAGCAAGTAGAAGCGTATGACCCCAACAAGGTTGCAGGGCGTGACTTAAGGAAGGAATACAAGGAAGTTTTTGAGGCAACGAGAAAGGAATATCTCAAACAGCCAATACACAACATTAGCGGGGCAAATGACATTGTTCAGTTAAAGATTTTGAGTGATCTACTTTTCACCAAGAAAAATAACGTGACCATGACAATTAAGATCGTGGACCAAATGCAAAAGATCATGAAAGGTTTTTATGAGAAGCGAGTCGAAATTACTGGAGCTGGTGGTGGGGCAATAAAAACTGAAAATACTCAGGTTCCACCGCAGCCAACACACACACCTGAAGAGCTTGAGAAACTTACCCCGCAAGAGCTCGCCCGTTTAGCAATTAATGGAAAGCTATGACATACGCACTTGATGAAATAGCCCCTTTAATTAAAGAGTGGACTATTAACGTACGATTGCCTGATGTTGTCTCTGAGATGACACGGCGTTATTACTACAAGGCTGTGATTGAACAGAACGAAAAGAGCAAACAAGCTGAATTAGAAAAGTGTAGAAATGATCCTATTCACTGGTTTAATCATTGGATCTGGACATACGATCCACGTGGTATGTCATTTGGATTACCTGCCAATATTCCTTTTGTTTTGCGTCCTAAGCAGGTTGAGCTCGTAAATTGGTTACTTGAGCGTGAAAACACTCAGACACACGGTTTAATTGAGAAATCTCGTGATGAAGGGATGAGCTACGTTGTGCTTGGCTTTTATCTCCATCGTTGGTTATTCGTTGAAGGCTTTGCAGGTGGAGTTGGTAGCCGTAAGGAAGAGTTAGTAGATAAGAAGGGCGACCCTAAAACACTATTACACAAATTCCGCGATATGTTCAGCAAAATGCCTGACTGGATGAAACCAAAGGGTTTTGTCGAGAAAGTGCATGATAACTACATGCGAATCATTAACCCGGATAACGGCGCAACTATCACGGGTGAAGCTGGTGACAATATTGGCCGTGGTGGACGTACCACAATGTACTTTTTGGACGAATGGGCATTCGTAGAACGGCAAGAAGCTGTTGATGCTGCTATCTCGCAAAATACAAACGTTCATATCAAAGGATCTACTCCTAACGGTATCGGTGATCGATTCCATCAAGATCGTTTTAGCGGTCGTTACGCCGTTTTTACTATGCCATGGCGAGCTAACCCAGATAAGAACTGGACCGTTACATACAACGGCAAAGAGATTCATCCGTGGTATGAAAAGCAGTTGGCCACGCTTGATGATGTGGTACTTGCCCAAGAGGTCGATATTAACTACGCCGCTTCGGTGGAAGGTGTCTTGATTCCTTCAGCTTGGGTTCAAGCTGCAATCGATGCACATAAAAAGCTGAATATTGAGCCTACAGGCGATCGTATTGGTGGTTTGGATGTTGCCGATGAAGGTAAGGATAAAAACTCATTTACAGGCCGCCACGGTGTTGTCATGAAATATTTGGCCACTTGGTCAGGTAAAGGCGATGACATTTTCGGAACTACTCAAAAAGCTATGGATCTTTGCATTGAGCAATTCATAGATACCTTGTTTTACGATGCCGATGGTCTTGGAGCTGGGTGCCGTGGTGATGCCAGAGTAATTAATGAAAAGCGCCGTGAGTTGGGATTATCTGAGGTTAATGTTGAATCATTCCGAGGATCTGGTTCAGTTCATGATCCTGAGGGCGAAATGGTTGAAAAGCGCCTGAATAAAGACTTTTTCGCAAATCTCAAAGCTCAGTCTTGGTGGTCATTACGTTTGCGCTTCCAGGAAACTTTTAGAGCCATCGAAGGGCGTGATTATGATCCAGACATGATCATTTCATTATCAACTGAAGATATCGATGCTAAGGAATTGGCATTACTCACTACCGAGTTATCACAACCGACCTATACAAAAAATGGCGTTGGGAAAATTCTTGTTAATAAACAGCCTGATGGTACTGCCTCACCTAACCGGGCAGATAGCGTCATGATTTGTTTTAACCCGCAAATTGCTGAGCTCAACGTTTGGGGCAAGCTGTAAAAGAGAAAGTTATGGGCTTAATTAAATTTACAAAAGACTCATTCCAGAATTTCGCCGCTCGCGTTGGCTTGGGTTCTGGAAATCAGCATGATCAATCTAACTATGGTTTTAACTTTACTAGTCGAAATCGTTTAAAACTTGAGGCTATGTACCGCTCAAGCTGGGTGGTTGGCCAAGCTGTAGATGTGGTTGCGGATGATATGACCCGTGAGGGAATCAATATCCGTGGCATGGAAGATCCGGAAGATGTAGAAGCAATTAACCAGGAGCTAGACCGATTACAAGCTTGGGACAAGATCAATGAAACAATCCGTTGGTCCCGACTTTACGGTGGGGCTATCGCGATAATGTTAATTGATGGTCAAAATGTTTCTACACCACTAAATGTAAACACTATTGGAAAGGATCAATTCAAAGGGTTGCTAGTTTTAGACCGTTGGATGGTTTTACCTGATCTGCAAGATCTAGTTACTGAGTATGGTCCAGATTATGGGATGCCTAAATATTATGACGTCATTACCGACTCAGTAGGCTTGTGTAATCAGCGAATTCATTATTCACGTGTCTTCAGGATGGATGGGATTAAACTTCCTTACTGGCAGGCCATAGCGGAAAATCTATGGGGCCAATCTGTTATTGAGCGTTTAGAGGATCGACTAACAATTTTTGATAGTGCGACTTTAGGGGCTGGTCAGCTCATCTATAAAGCGCATTTACGCACTTACAAGGTTAAGGGGTTGCGTAATCTTATCGCTGCGGGCGGTCGGATGTATGACGCTTTAGTTGAGCAAATCAATCAGATCCGTTTATGGCAATCCAACGAAGGCTTAACACTGATGGATGCTGAAGATACTTATGAGGCCCATCAATATAGTTTTTCTGGGCTTGATAATATTCTGATGCAGTTTGGCCAGCAAATTGCCGGAGCTTTAGGTATTCCGTTAGTTCGCTTATTTGGACAATCTCCAGCTGGTTTTAGTGCAACTGGTGAGTCCGATCTTTCAAACTACTACGACAATATCAACCAGCAACAAGAAGGCCGTATGCGTACGCCGTTGCATAAGTTGCTTGAAATTGTTTCGCGGTCAAAACTAGGCAAGCCTCTACCTAGTTCTTTTAAATTTGATTTTGCTTCATTGTGGCAGATCGATGACGAGAAAAAGGCAGAGATTGCGGCCAAAGTTGCCGAGGCAGTTACTAAGGTTGAAGAGGCTGGAATCATCTCACGTCAGACGGCGTTAAAAGAATTGCGTCAATCAAGCGAATCTACCGGTATTTTCTCTCATATTTCTGATGAGGAAATTAACCAGGCTGAAGATGATCCACCGCCGCCAAAAGAAGGTTATGACGATGAAGAGTCAAATAAGTCGGATATCACCGCACCTGGCGAGGAAGACCGAGATACGGTACAGCCAGCAGCTTAGAAAGATTGCGGGATACATTGATATGATCGTTAAAGGCTTTGATGTAAATGATCCAAAGTCATACCCACTGATGATTGCGTCATTAAACGAGTATGCAAACACGCTTCAGTTTTGGGCGCAAAATGCAGCTGGTCGAATCATTACTGATGTCGCTTTAAGGGATGAGAAAACTTGGCTCATTTATGCAAAGGATTTATCACGTGGTGTACGTGAGCAAATCAGGAATACGGACACTGGAGCCGTATATCAGCAGCTTTTAAATGACCAAGTAAGGCTTATTAAGTCTTTACCACTTGATGCAGCACAGCGTATTCATGACCTGTCTACTCGATCGCTAATTGAAGGCAACCGTTCAAGTGAGATTGCTGGCTTGATTATGGCAACTGGCCGTGTGACAAGATCCAGAGCAAATACAATTGCCCGGACTGAGGTTAGCCGAGCATCATGCGTATTTACTCAAGCGAGAGCCGAAAATCTTGGATCCGAGGGTTATATCTGGCGAACTAGTGAAGATGGTGATGTAAGGCCAAGCCATAAGGCAATGAATGGGAAATTTGTTGCTTGGAACAGTCCGCCAACTTTGGATAATTTAAAAGGTCATGCCGGATGTTTGCCTAATTGTCGTTGTTATACGGAACCGGTAATCCCAAACTTTTGAGCCTATTGTGCAAAGCTAAATTGCTGCTATATTTGAATATTCCAAATTCTGGAGAATAAATATGAGTATTAAAGCTGGAGATGTTGTACAACTAAATTCAGGCGGTTATGCAATGACTGTAGAAAAAATTCGCAAAGACAATGGTAAGGCAACATGTGTGTGGTTTGTTGATGGAGAAATAAAGTCCTATGACTTCGCACTAGAAGCATTAACCGTTGTTCAATAAGGTCTAAATATCTTAAAACCACCCTCGGGTGGTTTTTTTATGCCTGCAAAAAAGGTGATCCATGTTTAAAAAGAAACCGAAATCAAAGGCCACGGTAGATAGATCTAATTTCTACACTACTGGCCAACTTGGTAGAACACGGGAAACAACGCCTGAAGGTTATTTGCTTTGCCGAGATGTTCCATTAGCTCGGATTGGTAAATTGCTTTATGCCGATGGTGAAGTGCCAGTTACTGCTGACAACTCCGGTCTAATCATCATTGAACGTGGTGAAGATATTTTATTTGATCCACGTACGATCGCCAGTTTTGAAGGTAAGCCTGTCACCAATGATCATCCAAAGGGTTGGGTAACTCCGGAGAATTGGAAGAAACTTTCAAACGGAACTGCACATGATGTACGCCGTGGTGAGGATGAAGATTCTGATTGTTTAGTAGCTGATCTGCTCATCACAGACAAAGACATGATTGATGCTGTGATGAAAGGAAAAGTTGAGATTTCTCTAGGGTATGACGCTGATTACACGGAAATTAGCGTAGGTAAAGGGATTCAAACAAATATTTTTGGTAATCACATTGCTCTGGTTAAAAAGGGGCGTTGTGGGTCGCGTTGTAAAATCGGAGATAGTTTTATGCCTAAACAAAGTAAAGGCTGGTTGGAAAGCTTACGCAAAGCTAAACGTACAATTGATGAGGCTTTGGAAAAAGCCAAGAGCACTGATGAGGAGGATGTCGAAACCGAAGATGATGAAGAGGATGATGACGGTAAAACAACTGATGCTGCTATCAATCGTGAACTCTTGAAAGCCCTCAAAACAGTTCAAGCAACAGTCCAAACATTTGATGAGCGACTCTCAAGTCTGGAAAAGAAAAAAACCAAAGATTCCCAATCGGAAACTGAAGATGATGATGAAGAAGACGATGGTAAGGGGAAAGAAACCGAAGACGATATTTTGGAGGCTGAACAAGCTCAAAAATTATCTGAACAAGGTATTCAAAACCATACCGGTGATTCACTTCAAGAAGTTTTATCACGTGCAGAGGTTTTAGTACCGGGCTTTAAGATGCCAACTTTCGATAGTGCCAATAATGGCCAAGCTGTTTTAAATACCAAGCGCAATGTATTAAAACAGGCTTACGCTACGGCAGATGGGCAAAAAGTCTTAACGCCGTTTGTAGGTGCTACTCCGAACTTTGACACCATGCCAGCCTATACAGTCGATGCTGCATTTATTGGGGCATCGGAACTCATCAAACAACAAAATAACGCCGCTGGTGTACGTTCTGGCATTTCTACTCGTGATTTTGGCCGAGCGCCAATGACACCGGCTGAAATGAATAAACGTAACCGTGAATATTGGGCAAACAAAGGAAATTAATAAATGGGTAATGCATATCTATATCGTATGCCGTCAGGCATTCCAGGTGATATTTCACGAAAAGCACACTCCACAGTTGAAGCACACATCCTTAAAGGTAATTTTGGCGCCTTTGGTATTTTCGGAAAGCTAACAACAGATGGAATCGTACCGCTTGAAGCGGCTGATACCGATGTATACGGCTTAATTGTGCGTTCTTATCCTACACAATCAGCTTTAAATGGAATTGGTGCAGCTGTTCCTCAATCAGGAATTGTGAATGACATCATGCGCCGTGGTTACATGACAGTAAAATGTAACGCTGGTACAGCGAAAAAAGCCGGGAAAGTTTATGTGCGTGTAGCTACAGGAACAGAACTAAAACCGATCGGTGGGATTGAAGCGGTTGCAGATGGTGTGAATACCATCGAGATCAAGAATGCAATGTTTATGCATGATGCTGATGCTCAGGGCAACGTAGAAATCTCTTACAACATCTAAAATATTTTTGACGTAAATCACGGCGCTATATGCGTCTTTTTTTACGCCTGGAGAAAATGAAAATATGAGTAAATTACTCTTAGCTTCGACCATGACTCAAGCCGTAGCAATGGGTCGACCAATTCGAGCGCGTACCCGTGATTCTGGAACAATGCATACCTTTGATGCCCGTACGATTGATAGTACTGGTGCATTCCTATTAGGTGAATTGGAACGCCTCGACCAAACTCTACATGAGCCATTAGCAAATATTACATGGGGCCGTGATATTGACTTGCGCTCTGATGTATCTATTGCAGATGAAGTATCTTCATTCACAAACTCTACTTTTGCTGCAGCTGGTGGTCCATCACCTACCGGGAAATCTTGGATTGGTAAAAATACCGATGCTATTGCAGGCATTGCATTGGATATTGGTAAGACTGCCCAACCTCTTAGCTTATGGGGTATGGAAATTGGCTATACCATTCCAGAATTAGAGTCTGCACGAGCTGTAGGCCGTCCAGTGGATGACCAGAAATTCAAAGGTATGAATCTGAAATATCAAATGGATATTGACGAGCAGGTATATATCGGCGATGACACGCTTGGTGTAGAAGGCCTTTTAAACTCTTCTAAAGTAGGTGCAACCAACGTTAATAAAAACTGGAAACTAGCAACCCCACAAGAAATTTTAGACGATGTAAACCTTGTCTTAAATAACGCTTGGGTGGCTTCTGGTTTTGCGGTTTGCCCGGACAAGCTTTTATTGCCACCAGTGCAATTTAGTCTCTTAACTTCGCGTATTGTCAGCGAAGCAGGGAATATCTCTATTCTTGAGTTCTTAAAGCTCAATAGCTTAAGTAATTCAGTGAATGGCCGACCTCTAAATATTCAGCCTTCCAAGTGGTGTGTAAGCCGTGGTGCAGGTGGTACGGATCGTATGTTGACGTATACACAGTCTGAAGATCGTGTGCGCTTCCCGCTTGTACCATTGCAACGTACACCGATCGAATATCGTGGTATTCGACAAATTACTACCTATTTCGGCCGTTTAGGTGTTGTTGAATGGGTATATCCAGAAACAGCTTATTACGCTGATGGCCTATAAGGGGTGAGCATGTCTAAGTTAGTACAAATTCTTTTAAGTAAGCCGCTAACCGTTAACCTTGGTCGTGATGAACAAGGGGAAGCGAAAACAATCGTTTTGCAAGCTGGAATTCAAGAAGTTGAAGAAGACGTGGCCAAACATTGGTTCGTGAAAGCTCATTCACAGGAAATTCCAGCACATTCAGCATATACCAATGAGCTTGAACAAGTCCTTGAGCAGAAAGATCAGGAAATTGCAGCAATGCAAATCCAGATTGATGAAGCAGCAAAACAAATTCTTAAGCATGACGAAGAAATGAAGGCTAAGGATAAAGAACTTAGTGATCTTAAAATTCAGTCTGCTAAGGATCTTCAGACACAAGCTGGTGAAGCAAAAGATGCTCTAGATCAAGCACAAAAGGTGATTAAAGATCGTGATGCTGAAATTGCTAAGTTAAAAGCTGACTTGGCCAAAGCAACACCGGCAAAAGAGTCTGCAAAAGAAAAAGACGCGCAAAAGGAAACCTAACCCATGATCAGTGAATCCTCTTTTCGTGAAGAAATGCCGGCATTTGCTGATACAACGCAATATCCGTCATTTCAGTTTAATTTCTATTTAAACCTCGGGAAAAAGTTACTTCGCGAGGAACGTTGGGAGGATATGCTTGATTACGGTTTAACGCTGTTCATAGCTCATTATCTTACGCTTTATCGGCGTACGATGACTGCAGCAAGTATTGGTGCGGATGCCGGCAAAATCGTAGGTAATGAGACCTCTAAATCAGTTGATGGCGTTTCAAAATCTATGGATGTTTCCGGCGTTCTTATTACTGATGCTGGCCATTGGAACCAAACTACCTGGGGCGTCCAGTTTTATCAGTTGTTGCGAATGGCTGGCACTGGAGGCATCCAATTATGAGCAGTGGTATTAAATCTTCTGGTAATGGTTTAGCTGACATTTTCCAAGCTGTAGCTGAACTCTCTCAAATGGATGTTTTGGTAGGTATTCCGCATGGGGAGGCTCGAACCGATGGTGACGGCCTTACCAATGCACAAATTGGTTACCTTCAGGAAACCGGCTCACCTTCTCAAAACATTCCTGAGCGACCTTTCCTTGTGCCAGGTGTTGAAGAAGTTCAAGAAGGGGTAGGCGATAAGCTGGTTAAAGCGGTTGATGCTGCTTTAGATGGCAATAGCCAAAAAATGATGAAATTGCTTGAGTCCGCTGGAATGATTGCAATGAATTCAGTTCGGGCTTATTTCGTTAATGGTGAATTTGCCCCTCTATCTTTGGCCACAATCCGTGCTCGAGCACGGCGTGGCCGTAAAGGCGCTAAACAGTATCTTAAACAGCTTGAAACTGGTCCAGCTGAGTCTGGCCTAGTTCGGCCGTTGATTGATACTGGAGAACTTAGGAAGTCGGTTACTTACGTGATCATGAAAAAGGAAAAGGAGGTAAAGCGTGGCTCAACTTGATGTTTCAGACGTTTTGCTAGATCCAGACTTCATGGACACAGGCATTATCTGTAAGCGTACAGAGGTCATCGTAGGAAACAACGGACGATCTCAAGAGACGATTACCACAACACCTTTTAATGGGGTTGTTACTACAAATAATGGCCTTAACATGGACCGCCGACCTGATGGCACTTTGATTAAAGGCGCAATCAACATTCACACACAGTTTGCTTTAACTTCAGGCGATAAAAATACCAAAGCAGATGAGATTACGTGGAAGGGTAAAACCTACATAGTTGCTCAAGTGCTGGACAATCTACATTATGGCCAAGGTTTCATAAAAGCAATTTGCGAGCTTAAACCACTGGGGTAATCATGGGTGATTCTGCTTCAGGGGGATATATCACCCCTAGTGGCGGATCTGCTTATGACCAAGACCTAGAAGACATCTTTCAAGCTTTCATTGTCGGTATTACTTCTTTACCAGGTGCAATGGTTCGTCCACGTTTCCAAAGAGAACCACCGCCACTCCCCGAAATTGGTGTGGACTGGTGCGCCTTCGCCGTAAAGTCAATAATTCCTGATGATGGGCCTTACTTCGACCAGAAAGACGAAACAATGGATTCAATTCGACATGAAGAGTTGACGCTGTTTTTATCGTTCTACGGCGACCATGGCCAATCAATTGCAAACGTCCTAAAGGATGGTCTAGGCATTCCGCAAAACATCGCGCAACTCAAAGCGCAAAAAATCAAATTTATAAAGGGCGGTGAGATCATCACCGCGCCTGACTTTCTCAATAATCAGTATGTACATCGATATGACCTAACCGCTGTATTTAAGCGGCAAACATTACGCACGTTTGCTGTTAAGTCATTTGTAGATGCTGCCGATAGAATTTCCTAGGAGTTAATCCATGACATTGCCTGTTTCAGACGTTGTTAATGTCTCCATTAGTTTGGCGGCATTAGCAGCAGGGCCACGTAGCTTCGGTAATTTACTTATTCTTGGTGCCACGGATGGTGTTGTAGATCCAGTTGAACGTTTACGCGAATACTCGGGTCTTACACCTGTAGCATTAGATTATGGTACCGATGCGCCAGAATATAAAGCTGCTGAATTGTACTTTAGCCAATCCCCAAAACCCCGAACTTTATATATTGGCCGTTGGGTTAAATCGGCAAGTTCAGCGGTTTTAAAAGGTGCGGTTTTATCTGCAGATCAACGTGATATTTCAAACTTCACAGCTATTTCAGATGGTTCGATGAAAATCACCATTGATGGTTCTGAAAAGGTTGTAACTGCCCTGAACTTATCAGCTGTCACCAATTTAAATGGCGTGGCATCTGCTCTAACAGCCAAGTTGGGTACCGCTTCAGTAACTTGGAACGATGTTTATAACCGTTTTGAAATTACATCATTAACCACCGGTACCACTTCGACAATTTCCTATGCTATTGCCAATGCAACCGGTACAGACGTTTCTTCATTGATGGGTTTAACCGTTGGTCATGCTTCGGTACCAGTAAATGGTTATGCTGCTGAGCCATTGATGGATGCAATTACACATTTAGCGGACAAGTCACTTAAGTGGTATGGGTTAGATATCGCAGAGCCTATTTCTGATGCAGATGTTCTTGAAGTAGCTGCATTCATTAATGCGACTTCACCATCTCGTATTTATGGCCAAACAATTACTAATTCATTGTCTTTGGATGGTACCAGTACATCCGATCTGGCTTATAAGCTCAGCAAATTAAATAATGGTAGAGCATTTTCAATCTTTTCAGGTGATACGGCACATGCAGCAGCTTCAGTATTTGGGCGAGCATTTAGTGTCAATTTTAATGGTAACAACACGACCATTACATTGAAGTTTAAGCAGCTTCCTGGCGTTGCAGCTGAAGATTTACAGGTTTCCCAAGCAAAAGCGCTTAAAGATAAAAACTGTAATGTTTTTGCAGGGTACAACAACGACACAGCAATTCTTCAAGAGGGTGTGATGTGTGACGGCTCATTCATTGATGAGCGTCATGGTCTTGACTGGTTGCAAAACCATTTAGAGACAGCTCTGTGGAATCTTTTCTATACCACTAATACTAAGGTGCCTCAAACAGAAGGTGGTGTAAATCGCCAAAGTACTGTGCTAGAGCGAGCATTGGAACAGGCTGTTACAAACGGCCTTATTGGTCCTGGTCAGTGGAATGGTGATTCTTTTGGAGCGTTGGAAACAGGTGATTACCTGTCTAAAGGTTTTTACGTTTTTGCGAACAGTTTAGATGATCAGGCTCAATCTGAACGTGAAGCGCGTAAATCTCCGGTTTTCCAGATTGCTATCAAGATGGCAGGTGCAACACATTTCTCTGATGTGCTTGTTTCTGTTAACCGCTAATAAGGATAAGAAAATATGTCTACATATTCTTTTATGGATACTCAATGCACGCTCGCCAGTGATGATGGGGTAATTGACCTAGGTTACGGTGCGGGCGTTGCAGATGAAGGTATTACCATTGCAATGGCTGCTGATGCTAACCAAATGACTATTGGCGCTGACGGTGAAGGGATGCATTCCTTAAGTGCTAATAAGTCTGGTACTGTGACTGTACGATTATTAAAAACATCGCCAGTTAATGCCAAGCTTTCCAATCTTTACCACATCCAGCGTTCAAGCACGAAAAAGTGGGGCAAGAACACAATCACGTTGAACCATACCGGATCTGGTGACAATGCGACCGCCACGAAATGTGCTTTTAAGAAGCATGCTGATCTAGCCTATAAGTCAGTTGGTGATTTTAACGAGTGGGCTTTTGATGCAATCAAGATCGATCAAAAGTTAGGAGCTTATGACTAATGCAAATTGGTAATCATAATTACGAAATTGGCCGCTTAGATGCTTTTGATCAATTTCACGTATCCCGAAAAATTGCACCTATTGTTCCTACGATTGTTCCCTTCATGACTGAGATCCTGAAAAGCAATGTAATGGATCTCTTAGATAAGTTTGGGGATGATCCCGATAATCCTGATCTAAGCGCTTTAGAGGATTTTGACCTAAATAGTTTTGGTGAGGCGATTCAGCCTTTTATTGATGCATTTGCGAAGATGCCCGAAGAAGATGCTAACTACGTTATGAAAAAGTGCTTATCTGTCGTTACACGCGATGGTGCACGATTAGTAGTTAAAGATGCTTTGATGTTCGATAACTTAGGTATCGAGCACATCCTCCCGCTAACAATTGCAGTGATTCGTATTAACTTGGGAAATTTTATTCAAGGGTTGCTTACTCAGGCATTGAGCAAGAAACAACCCACATAAAATTTATGCATTTACCAGACCACGAAGATTGGCTTTTACGGCCGGTGATTCGTGGTCTTTGTCGTTTTGAGTCTTTAAAAGATGGAACTGTAGATCTAGCTGATATTGCATTGATGAACGATGCATTAGATGTGCAGGCAGATAACCAGCTTTTACTTGAAAGATTTAACGATCAAAAGAAAGGTTGAGATAAACATGAGCGATACAGTTATTCGTGATTTCTTAGTGTCCTTGGGTTTTTCTACGGATAACGAAGGCGCTAGAAAAATGGGCGATGCCCTCAAAGGGGTGGAGCTAAAAGCTACATTACTACATAAAACACTTTTGCTTTTGGCAACAGGTGCAGTTGTGGCAGTAGCAAAGACAGCAAGCGAACTCGATAAGCTGTATTACTCATCTCAACGTATTGGCGCATCCGCTTCAAATATTAGAGCGTATGGTGATGCAATCTCACAGATGGGTGGTAATGCGCAAAATGCATTACAGTCACTTGAGAACGTGGCCCAAAAGATGCGTAACTCCCCTGGTTATGAAGGCATGCTAACAGGCATGGGAGTTGCTACCCGTGATGGTAACGGCCAGTTACGTGACCGTGTGGAAGTAATGAAAGACCTTTCAAAAACTATGAAAGGCATGGATTATTACCAAGCAAATGCTTATGCCAGTTCTTTAGGTATTGATGAAAATACCCTTATGGCCATGCGTGATGATAAGTTCATCGACAACATGGAGAAGTACCAGAAATTACGTCAAAATGTTGGCTTAACTGATGAGCTTACCAAGTCTGGTACCGATTTCATGGTTGAATTCCGTGACATCACCATGACGACCAAAGCTATTACTGAAGTTGTTGTAATGACCGCAGGACAAGCACTTATTCCAGTGCTGAAGGTAATCAATAATTTCTTACGTAGTGCGATTGCATGGTTCGCTGAACTGGATCCGCGTTTTAAAGCTATATTGGCCACCGGTTTAAAGTTTGCCTTGCTTGCCATTATCTTTGGTGGCTTTATTGGCACAATCGCTAAATTAGCTTCTGTGCTGCCAATGCTGAAAAGTCTACTCTTTTTAATCAAGTCTTTACGATTGGCCTTCTTGGCTTCTCCAATCGGTATTGTCTTGGCTTTGGCCGCTGCAATTGCTGCTTTGTGGGATGATTATCAAACTTGGAAAAATGGCGGTGAAAGCCTTATTGACTGGTCTAAGTGGGAAAACGGAATTGAAACAGCAATTAGCCGTATTAAACAGTTGGCCGAATTAATTAAAAGCCTTAAGGATAAAACTGTAGAGTTTGTTACCAAGGCAATTGATGATCCAGCAGGAACCGCGAAAGAGACAGCAGAAGCAGCTACCCAAGCTGCTAAAACGGGTGCAGCAGTAGTTGCGAATGTAGCTAAGACAACCGTAAGTACTATTAAGAAAAGTGTTTCTAAGAGTTATGGTTTTAGCTTTGGTAAAGATGTTGATAGATACATTCATGAAGCTGCTACAAAATATGGTCTTGATGAGAAGGTTTTACGTGGCTTCGTTAAAATGGAGGATGGTTGGACTGGGAAAATGTCACCTACAGGAGCGATTGGTACCGGTCAGTTTATTCAGTCTACTTGGGATAATCTGGCAAAAACCGCTGAGGGTAAAGCAATTGGTATGACAAAGATCGGGAAGAGATTTCGTACTAAAAACGATCCTCGTTATGACAAGCATATTAATACTTTAGCAACAGGTCTTTTGGCTAAACAGAATGCAGATATTCTTACTAAAAATGGATTAGCAGTTACGGGGGAGAATCTTTATTTACTCCATAATATTGGACCGGGAATTATTCCTGCTTTAAAGGGTTCTAATAAGGTGTCTGCTAAAACTCTTGAAGCAATAAGAGTAAATACCCCAATTAAAGGTCAAACTCCTGTACAGTTTGTTCAATATCAAAAAGGACGGTTTAAGAAGCATTACAACTCAGCAAATGTTGGCGAAAAGATCATTAATAATGGTGAGACTAAGATTAATAATTTTGGTCCACCAAATGGCAATCCAGACAAAGCCCAAGTTAATAATTCTTCAAATATGTCTGCTAAATCAGTAGTAATACATCAAAGCTATAAAACTGATATGGTAATCAATGGTGCAAGAGAGCCAGTAGAATCAGCGAACGCTGTAAAAAAACAGCAAGAAAATACGATGATTCTTTTGGCTCGTAACACTAAAAGTTTAATTGGTTAATTGGCATCAATATCTGTTTTTAGCTGTTTTGCACGATCATTATTTAACTGGACGATACAGTTCGCATGTGCGTTTCTTTCACCGTGATAGAAACTATAAGTTGTGCAATAGCTGTCACGGTAAAGCAACCATGCTTTTTGTGATTTATTTAAATCATTTATGACATTAGGATTATAAGTTAACTGTTCCTTGGAAATTTCTTTTAACTTTTTAAGATTAGAGGTGACTTTCGCAAAGGATTCGTCTTCATAACATTTCGCTACATCAGTAGGGTCATTAAAGTAAATTTCGCAGTTAGCAAAAGTGCCGAAACTTAATAATGATGCTGTTGCCAACAATAAGATTCTCTTCATTAATCTTTATTCCGAATAGTTGTAGAGATATTTAAAGTATCACTTTGATCTTTACTATCAGCAATACTTTCATGTTTTTTATAATCTTCTTCAGTGGGGATGTATTCGTGAGCAGCTTTTTCAGCTTCTGGTGAAAATTCCTCCTTATCACTACTATCTGAATTTTTCTTTTCAGTTAATTGTGTAGAAGATTGCGATTTATTAGGGGTGTTATCAAATTTTGCCAAGTAAATGGCAAAGCCAATAGCTACAATTACTACCCAAAATATCAGTTTGAAAAAGAACTTAAAGCAACCGCCTTTTGATTCATACAGTTCATTTTTAACTGAAAAGCTTTGGCCACAATTTTTACAAGTGTATTGTGATTTAAGTATATTTGATTTGCTTGAAGCAAATCGTGTCTGCTTACTATTACAGTAGGGACAAATTGGTCTTGATGAAGTGCTCACAAGAATTAACCTTTATTTTAATGTGATTTATCTTTAATCAAAAATTATATAGGTTTAGTTCAAGCATTGAGAAGCAACATTTTTTGAAAATATTTAATCCCACCAATCGGTGGGTTTTTTAATGCCTGGAGAAAAGCATGGCTATTACTGAAACGGTTGGTTCACTCTTGCTTGGTGGCCATCGTTCGATAATGGGTTTGTTTGCTGATGTGGTGATTGAAGAAAACCATTCTGATGAGCTCATTGTTACCGAACATCCAGTAGAAAAAGGTTCGCCGATATCTGACCACTGCTATAAAGCACCCCCAGAAGTAACAATGAAAATTGGCTGGTCTGAAAGTGCTGGCAAAATGAATGGACTTATAGGTAATACGTTTATCGGTTCTGATTTGTCTCTATTGGGGATTTACCAAGGACTACAGGCTTTACAAGGTCAGCGGCTTGTTATCTCTACGGGCAAACGCCTTTATACAGATATGCTTATTAAGTCTTTGAAAAATGTCACTGATGAAACGTCCGAAAATGCACTAATGATCGATATTGTATTTAAGAAAGTCTTCATTGTTTCGACTAAAGAAACACTCGTTTCAATTGCTGATCAGAAGAATCCAGAAGTTACCTCAGATGTGGTAGATACTGGCACTAAGCAACCTAAACAGGTTGATAAATCATTTATTAGTTCAGTAACTGGCCTGGGTCAAGCTGGCGGCGCATACGAATGGGGACTTTAATATGGCTTTATATGAAATCCCTTTACTCGATCGCAACCAAAAGTTTTTTATCAAATTGAACAAGGTGAATTACCAGCTCAAACTTGTTTATAGAAAACGATGGTACCTAGATATTTTTCAAACTAATTCAGAGCCTGTTGCCTTAGGTATTCCTTTAGTCTCAGGTATCGATATTTTGAGCCCTTTTAGCCATGTAATTAGCGGCTCAATGTACGTTCAAAACCTCAATGAAGATGAGAGCCAATCATTTAGTGATTTAGGTACCAACATAAAATTATTTTGGCAGGATCCTTAAATGACTGAACAATGGAAGCGAAATTGCCGGCTAACCGTCCAGCTTAAATATGGGGAGCCAGAGGCATTAGATTTATCAGAAATGCGGATTGTATTTCGTATTAATCAACCTACAGCTGAAACACCCAAAGCAGCGGAGTTTTATATCTATAACTTATCAGTCGATACCATGAACCGGCTTGCTGGCGAGGATAATTCCAACGTGGGAGCGATGGTCACTTTCGAGGCTGGTTATGGTGATGAGTTAGCCACAATTTTTAAAGGTTCAACATTCCAATATCGCCGTGGACGTGAAAGCCCAACTGATACCTTTTTATGCATTCTGGCTCAGTCAGGTGATAAAGCTAAAAACTATGCGCTTGTTAATAAAACCATTGCAGCTGGTACCTCAGTCGATCAGGTCAAGAATGAGCTCGCAAAAGAGTATCAAGCAAATGGGGTGGAAACTGGTGAACTGCCACAGCTTAGTGATCAGAAATATGTTCGCGGAAAAGTAATGTTCGGGTCATTAGACGACCAGATCAGACAGTTTTGCAAAGATACCAACACAGAGTATTTCATTGATGATGAATACTTATACATGGTGGGTATCAGTAGCTTTTTACTAGATTCAGTTTTTGAAATGGATGCCAATTCAGGAATGATTGGAATGCCTCAGCTCACTACAGAAGGGCTAATGGTGAATTGCTTGCTCAATCCTCAGTTACGGCGTGGAGGGCGAATTCATGTTGATACTACAAGCATCCAAACGCAGGCTTTTGATATTGATTATCAAAGTCAGGGGGTTGACCAGCCGCAGAAAGATCTTAAAACAGCTGGTGGCATTAATGGTATTTACATCATTAAAGCGGTTGAGCATTACGGCGACACACGCGGGGATGATTGGTACTCCAGTCTTGTTGCAGTTGGTCAGGGTGCTGTAGTTCCTAAATCTGGAATCACTATTTTGGCGGTGGATTGATATGGCTTTAAGTAATAACGAAAGATCGCCTCATTTACTCAACATCATTAATGATGCGATTAAATCAGCCTTGGCCGTAGTCTGGACCAATTTACCTTGTATTGTTGATTCTTATGATCCAGATAAGCAAACAGTGACTGTTACACCAGCCATTCAAATTCCTGTAATGCAAGAAGATGGATCTATTGAGATGGTAACAATTAAACCATTACCTGATGTTCCAGTATGCTGGCCTAAGTCTGGAGGCTTTGCTTTAACATTTCCAGTTAAGCAGGGGGATGAGTGTTTAGTGCATTTTTCATCTCGATGCATTGATTTGTGGTGGCAGAGTGGTGAGATCCAACCACCGTTTGAAAACCGCAAGCATGATCTATCTGATGGCTTCGCTACCTTTGCGCCGCAATCACAGCCTAAACGTTTAAAGAGTGTGGCCACTGATGCGGTTGAATTAAGAAATGATGCAGGTAATGCCAAGATCCGGATAAATGATGCAGGTGAATTAGAGTTTTTCGGTACTAAGGCATCTTTTAATTGCCCAGTTGAAATGAAAGAAGGATTAGGTGTCTTAGGGGCATTAAAAAATAACGATATTGATGTTGGCTCTAGCCATGGCCATACGAAAGTACAACCAGGTAATGGTGAATCTGGTCCACCAAAACCATAAATAAATGAGGGGTCGCTGAAAGGCGGCTTTTTTTTATGCGCTATAGAAAGCTAGATGATGATGGGGATTATAGCTTTGGCCAAGGTCAAAACAATTTCCATATAAATACACCTGAGGGTGTAGCGCAGGCGGTAATGACCCGCCTTAAATTTTGGGTAGGTGAATGGTTTGCTGATACTTCAGATGGCACAGGATGGACCACTGATGTTTTAGGGAAATTCACCGACCATTTGTTTGAGCTCATGATTCGACAGCGAATTTTAAGTACTCAGGGTGTTTTAAGAGTCGATTCTTTTGATAGTCAATTTGATGGTGAAACACGAAAGCTATCGATTCAATCAACCATTACAACGATCTACGGTTCAGCAAGTTTACAAGGGGAGATTTAAAGATGGCATTAACTAGCATAGCCCCTGTAATTAATCAGTATGGTGCTACAGCTGCAACTTATAGTGAAATTGTCGAGTATTTAAAAGATAAGTACCGAGGAATTTACGGCCAAGATGTTTACTTAGAAAACGATAGTCAAGACGGTCAGTGGATTGGTGTTATCGCACGTGTAATTGCTGACTGTAATGCAGAAGTTATAAATGTTTATAACTCTATGTCACCAAGTACTGCCGATACTGATGCACTATCGCGTAATGTAAAGATTAATGGTATTCGCCGTGCAGTGGCCACACAATCAAGTGTTTCGGTGGTATTGATTGGTGTTGCTGGCACAATCATTAATAATGGCATTGTGAGCGATAAAAATAATAATCGTTGGTTATTGCCAGCACAGATTATTATCCCAGCTGAAGGGGAAATTGTTGTAACTGCTATAGCTGAAAAAGCTGGAGCAATTCTAGCGCTGCCCAATGCTGTTACTACTATTTCAACACCAACACGTGGTTGGCAATCCGTAAACAATCCTCAGGCATCCACCTTAGGTGCTCCGGTCGAAAGCAACACTAAATTACGTCAACGCCAAGCATTATCAACGGCCATTCCTTCGCGTTCTTATACAGAGGGGATTTTAGGAGCTCTATTTAGTCTTGATGGTGTGAGCCGTTGTAAGGTTTATGAAAATCAAAAATCATTTAATGATCCTCTAGGCTTGCCGCCAAACTCTTTGGCTGTTGTCGTAGCGGGTGGAGATGATCAATTGATTGCAGAGACGATTCGAGTAAAGAAGGCACCCGGTTGTGATCTGTACGGAAATACAACTGTGATTCGTCCAACAGTATACGGTGATCCTGTATCAATCGAATATTGGCGACCTATTCAGAAGTCTATTGGTATCCGTTTTGAATTAACGACTAATTCAGATTACACGGTAGATATTGGGGAGCAAATAAAGAGCGCTTCAGCTGATTACATTAACCAGCTCGATATTGGGGACCGTATCGCCATTAATAAGCTGTATGTACCAGCAGGCTTATACGGCGCATTAGATGCAAGGTCTTATGAAATAGAAAGCCTTCAATTAACTGTAGATGGTGTACCGGTAGAAGGCGATTACACCTTAGCTTTTAATGCCGTAGCCTATTGTGATTCAGACAATATCGAGATCAGTGTTTCTGGAGGTGGTTAATGCAAACAGATGATTACTTGAATCTGATCATTAATGAACACCGATCTAAACCAAACTTTAATGAGACAATCAAAGTATCGATCGAGCCGATTATTGATTGCATGAACGTGCTGCAAAGCATGAATGAAAAGTTTGATTTAGATACAGCAAGTGGGGATCAGTTAAATATTTTGGCTGAATGGGTAGGAGCTCCAACTGTTGTACCAGACATCATCCCGCTGCCCTTTTTTGGATTTGAGGGACAGCCTGAGGCGTTAACATTTGGCGAAACGGATGATCTCGATATTGGCGGCTTTTGGCGTGAATCAGGTGTAAGCAGTTACCGTGGCCAAAGTATCCCACCTCAAAAATTATCCTCTGTAGTGAAAGCAAAGATTTTGCTTAATAACTGCGATTGCACACTCGATGAAGCATTTGAAATCTGCAAGTTATTGACTGATGTGCCTTTCAAATTAAAGGACAAAAGAGACATGACAGTTTTGTTTGAATTTCTTGCCGAGTTTCAAACCATAGATAAAGAACTAGTTCGCTTGTTGTTTCCATTACCAAGCGGAGTTGAGCTAATTTTTTCGGATGAAGTAGATGGATAAGTTAGAAGAATTTAGCCTTAATGGGCCAAAAAATACCGATGGGTTGACTTTATTGAGCGGCTTCCCATCAAATAAAAAGCCAGCACGTCAATGGTTTAATTGGTTGTTCAATTCACTAACCAAAAAGATCAACGAGATTGTTGATGCGATTCAGAATAATTCAGATGCAGAAATAGGAAAGGTTTCAATGTGGTTTGGTAAATCACCACCTATAAATCACGTGGAGATAGCTGGACAAACATTAAATAAGGCAGATTTCCCGAAGCTATTTGCTAAATATGGAATTTCTGCAGCAACATGGACCTTACCTAATACACGAGCAGAATTTCCGCGAGGTTGGGATAATGGGCGAGGTGTTGATGTAAGTCGTACTATTGGAAGTATGCAAGAAGATAGCATCAAGGCACATGATCATACTTACTGGAGCTGGAATGACAACACTGGTAGTGATTCCGAAAGCATAGGTAACTATGACCCAAATGGTGGTGGACGTGAGAGAAGCAAGGTTAAAACTTCTTCAGTTGGCTCAAACGAAACCAGACCACGAAACTTTGCAACAATGTTTATTATGCGTGTTAGCTAAATAAATTCTTTAAATATTACCGCCCAAAGGCGGTTTTTTTATGTCTAATTTTTGGGTGGAATATGGCTACAAACTGGAATGCTGTATTAGCAAATATCAATAATGCTTCGGATATCTTGGCAATTCTTCGAAAAGTATTGAGTCTGCTAGATGGAAAAGTCGATTTAACAAAAATCGACGAAATCATTGAAGAATTAACTTTTATGCAATCTGATGTTAATACAGCTTTAGGGAGCGTCAATTCAGCTTTAAACGAATTTGATGTTGAATCTCAGGCTGCAATTCTAAATATTATTACTTCAGGTAATGCGACTATTAATGATTTGCAGGAAGCAATTAATCTAGCTTTAGCAGCTGGGGCGGGCTCTGCTGGTTGGACTACAGATTTGGTAGTAGATGGTGCTGAAACTCAGAAAATTATTAACGATTTAAATATTCAAGTTGTTAAATCTAAAAGTGCACTTGAAGTATTAAAGCCGCGAATAGATGGTCAAGTTGTTTTGATGACGGGGTATCATGAAAATCAATTTCAAGGTGGAGATCATTTTAAATACGATAAATCTCAATCAACTGTAAACAATGGTGTAACAATTATAAATGGCTGGGTTAAGCAATTCTTTAATACTGAATTGACTGTATCCGCCTGCGGTGCAAAATTTACAGATACAGATCATTCAGCATCATTAGAAATAGGAGTTTCATTTGCTACTTCTTTGAAAAGAAAGCTTGTTATTGATTTTGATTTAAATGTTTCAAAAACTACAGAAATGAATGCAACATTGAATATTGAGGGTAATGGGGCTGCTGTTCAGTATTCAAGAAGTATTACAGCATTAGCTGATATACCGATTTTTACAGTTAAAGCGGGCTTTGGTTCAGAGTCTTCAAGATTTACAAATCTAATGTTTAAAGCTGCTAATGGTGGAACGGCGGCAGCATTTAGAAGTACAAGTAACGGCTACTTATCACAATGTACGTTTGATCATTGTGTGTTTGATCGATCTTTGAGATATGGAATAGATGCAAATATTATTCTATGTGACTTTCAAAAATGTGATTTCGGAACATATCAATCTGCTATTAATACTATTGGTTTCAAAGCTGTAAGATGTCAAGGCGTCGTTGGTACAAGAGAACCAAATGCCAATACATTTTATAACTGTATTTTTAGACGTGGTAATGACGACTACATGATTGAATGGGATTCTTACGGCGCACAATGGCATTTTTTTGCTTGTGATTTTGAACAAAATGACTGTACAAAAGCGATTATTAATTGCACTGCGGCCAGCCCAATTATGTTTGTCGGCGGGTATATCGAGTCAAATGAGGCGACACCTTATTTCATAAAAACGAATGGCAATTCTGCAACTGGTTTCGTACCTTTGATTACTTTTCAGAGCGTACATTTCAATCAGCCAGCACTTACAGCAATTGCAAAAAACACGATGGCCAATTATCCAAAATATAAATTTGAGGGGTGTTATGGCCAGCTTGGGTGTGCTCTGTGGGAAAGCAGCACGGGCGTTTTGAATGATATTACTTTGTTATCGAGCTCATTTGGCAATCATTTCACTTTGATTTCGGGTGGAAGCATCGGAAACATTCATACTGAGACTTATCCCTCTGGTTACAATCATTATTTGTCAAGAAACTATGTAGACACGAGCGTTAAAAGAATCTCTAAATTGCAACAGACAATTTCGTCAGGGCAAGCAAAGAGTATTTGCACATTAGCAAATAAAGATAAAAATAACTCGTACAGTTACGGTGGGTTTATCAATGTGTTTGCGGTTTTTGGTAATAGTCTAGATGCTTCTGGATCATCAGCTACTTACAATCTTATTGTAAACAAAGGCCCGAGCGGGCAAATAGTTACAGTAATATCAAAAGCTGGGGACACTGAAGGGAATACGAGCGGACAGCCCTCATTCTCGTTTTCACTTGCGAATAATATTTTATCTGTAACACCGATTGGCAGTTCAGGTAATCAGTCTTTCTTTGCATCATTCTTTATTGAAGCAACGGGTAATTTAAGCGTTTCATAACACAACAAACCACCACAAGCCCTAGCTTTTAATAAGTTATGGCTTTTTTATTGCCTAAACGAAAGGGGGAAGGCATGGCAGAACCAGAAACATATGGAACACGAATTGAGAGAAAGCTTGATTCTGTACAGCAAGAAGTAAAGTCACTATCTGAGACAGTACTACGATCAACTTTGATGTACGAGCAGCACAAATCGTTAAGCGAAGATAACGCAAAAAAGATAGAGCGGCTGGATGCAGCATCTCAAAAATCAGAAGGTGCTATTACATTTCTCAAGTTTTTTGGAGGTTTTGCAATCACTGGAATACTTACTTTCTGCACATGGATTGTGTCTAGTCACTCTACTACCCAGCAACGGCTAGCTGAATCAAATCAAAAAATAGCGATTTTAGAATCAAAGTTAATTCGCTTAGATACTGATATAGCAGCAATTACACACGCAAAAAAATCCGAGGTATTAAATGAACAGTGAAAATACAAGGGCTTATCTAGCATTCTCACTTGTAGCGTTAATGTTTGTATTAGTGATTGCTTTATTTTTAGTAGAAATGCCACGAGAAAACAGCAATCTGATCAATACAGCATTGGGTTTCATTGCAGGGGCTATGACAACTGCATGTGGCTTTTATTTTGGAAGCTCTGAGTTAGAGAAAAAAGGTGGGCAAAATGACAACTAAACCATTTTTTGACGCTGCCCGTGTTATTGCAGGCGGTAAGCTTACACAAACACAAGTAGATGATCTAAATAAAGTAGTCGATAAACTTGTGCCTTCTGGCATGACTACAAGTGATGTTGGTGTTGAATTAATTACTGGTTTTGAAGGAACACGAACCACTTCTTATGACGATGGGGTGGGAGTCTGGACCATTGGCACAGGCACCACAGTTTATCCAAATGGCGTGAAAGTTAAGCAGGGTGACACCTGTACACCTGAGCAAGCCAAAGCTTACTTTAAGTATGACTTGGCTAAATTTGAAAAGACTGTAAATGAAGCTGTGACAGTTCCGCTAACTCAAAATCAGTTTGATGCATTAGTGTCTCTCAGTTACAACATTGGTGCTGGGGCTTTTAATAACTCAACCTTATTGAAGAAGCTTAATAAAAGTGACTATCAAGGCGCTGCTGATCAATTCCTTGTTTGGAACAAAGCAGGCGGTAAAGTCATGAAAGGTCTAGTTCGTCGCCGAGAAGCAGAACGAGCACTCTTTTTAAAGAAGTAACTTATATGTGTAAGCGTACTAAAGTTGCATCAATCATCACATTGCTGTGCTTAATCTTCTCAGGTTGCACAGCTCACACTATTAACACGTCTGTAAATGTTGGGATATGTGTTAAGGCTCTGTAGATTAATTCTTTATCTCAAGTAGAGATTCCCATTTAAAAGGGTTATTAGTCAATTTATCCCGAGACATAGCCCAATTCCGACTTGGTACATAGCAGGTGCCAATACCTAATTTTTTCTTACCAAATCTTGTGTGAACACTATCTAAAGCCTGCATTAGATGCTCTTTCTTCTCTATTGTTTCGAAGTCTGTTAAGAGGTCATATGTATGTCCTGACTTAGGTTCAAGACATGTCAGAATAACTCCACACTTCTTGAATTTCACACCCTCTTTAAAGATGTGACTAACCATAACTACTGCTGCTTTTACAAAATCTAGTGCACAATCTGTTGGTTCAGGAAATGCGTAAGAAATAGATTTATTATAAAAAGGCGCAGTTTCATCGAATGGACTAGATTGCACAAAGACAATTAAGCATCCGCATAAGGATTCATCGTCTCTCAAACGTTTACATGCTTCTTGAGCATGCATGCCTATAGCTTCTTTCAAATCATTAAGCTCAGTTACTTTGGCACCAAACGAACAAGACTTAATGATTTGTTTTTTAGAAGGTGGAGTATCTTCTATCTCTATACATGAGATACCTTGTAATTCATTAATAGTCCTTGCCATTACAATCGAAAACTGGCGCTGCATTTCTCTGGCTTCTGTGCATGCCAAATCTAAAACACTCTTGATTCCCATTGCATGTAGTTTTTTTGCATGCTTTCGGCCAACACCCCAGACCTCACTGACATCTATTTGGGCAAAATAATATTCTTTATTACATGGATCCATGTTTACGAGGTCGCACACTCCATTAAATCCAGCATTCTTTTTAGCTATGTGATTAGCAATTTTCGATTCTGTTTTACTCCTCCCAATCCCCACACATACTGGCAATCCTAGCCATTTCAATATTTTCTCCCGCATATCATGACCTACAGTTTGTAGATCAAAATTCTTTTCATAAGCAGAAAAATCTACAAAGCACTCATCGATAGAATACCCCTCAACTTCTTCTTCGGTAACATATGAACCAAGTATCTTGTGAAAACGTCTAGACATCTCCGCATATAGCGCATAATTACTAGATAAAACAATCACATTGTTCTGTTTCACTATATCTTTAATCTGAAATAGGGGCACACCCATTTTTATGTTTAGGGCTTTTGATTCGTTGCTGCGCGCGACGGCACACCCATCATTATTTGATAAGACAATGACAGGTTTATTGTTCAAACTTGGATTAAAGACTCTTTCACATGAGACATACATATTGTTGACGTCAATTAGGAAAAAGACTTTCTCCTCGTGTTTCATGATCTTTTTCTTGTCATTTTAATGATATGAGTGACAACACCCCAGATAAGTAGTTCTTGTCCATCTAATAAGTAGATATCTTTATACTCTGGATTTTCTGCTTTGAGCCATTGACCGGATTCGTCAATCATTAGGCGTTTTACTGTGAAATCATTATCGATTAGTGCCACGACAATATCGCCGTGTTTTGCATCAAGGCTACGGTCAACAATTAGTTGATCATCAATATCAATACCAGCGTTAAGCATCGAAAGCGAAGCAACTTTGACAATAAATGTAGCGGTTTCATTTTTGATTAAGTGCTCGTTCATATCGAGCGCTTTATCTACATAATCTTGAGCTGGACTGGGGAAGCCTGCTGAAATCTTTTCAAGTGCGTAAGGGACAAGCATGTGTGTTGATGGTACAACTTGTTTGATAGATAAGGCCTCAGATAAAACAAAACTTTTTTGAAGGTATGGCTTTATCTTGATAATGGAAGGTGCAATTTCGCTCATATGTTTCCCCTAGCTTGATTTTGTAACATATTCAAGATGATATTCTAGAGATGAGCTTAAATTCAAATTTAAAAAGCTGTGGATAAACAAGTAGAAGTCAAAAATTGACGTTCCTTATTGTGCATTTGGTCGGAAATTAGTCGGCCCAACTATCTACATGATCTGCCCACCATTGCATCATGTTTCTACGATCGTTTAGCCATTGGGCATGGTTATATGAAGCACGTGTTTTGTTATCTGACACGTGTGCAAGTTGCAACTCTACCCAGTCTTGATTAAATCCATTTTCATTAGCAATGGTTGAGGCGGTAGCTCTTAAGCTATGCATAGTAAAATCAATATCCAGATTATCTAATGCCGTATTTAGAGTAGTTTTCCCTATCATCTCACCATCTTCACCTGGAAAGATATATTCACTATTTGGGTATAGCTCAAATTGTTCTTTTATTATTTCAATAAGCTGTTTTGATAAAGGAACAATATGCATTCTGTTCTTTTTCATATTACGTTTGCCAGCAAGAATTTCAGCTCTTGATACAGCAGGAATAGTCCATGTTTCATCCTCAAAATTAATAAACTCTTTTCGTCCGCGTCTGATTTCAATTGATCTGAGCCAAGAATAAGTTGCCGCTTTAATCGCATTGCTAGTGCTTTTTGAACCACCATATGCATTTAGCTTGGGGAATAATTCCTTTTTCTCAGGTTCGGTTAATGGCCTAGCATGGGTAACTTCTGGAAGCTTGATATATCCTCTTAAAGCATAAGTGGGATCAATAGAGATTCGTTTAGTAATAATGGCATAAGTCATAACCTCACCAATAATTTGCCTTACGAAAATTCCACGTGCTTCTCCAGTACCTTTACCTGACTTCCTAATTCTGACCATAGTACTATCAAGCACATATTTAATATCAATTGAATCAACTTCATGAATTGGCTTATTGCCGAGAATAGGGAAGATATCTTTTTTGTAATAACTTTTACGGCGTGTAAACCATTCTTCAGATTGCTGGCCTGTTTTCGTTTCGAGAAACTCGGCTGCAACTAAACTAAATGTACCAGTGTTTGCTTGAATGGCTTTTAATAATTCTTCTTGTTGGTAGCTTGAAGGATCTACCCCGTTGGCTAATTGTTTTCTAAATTCTAGAGTTTTTAAACGAGCTTCTGCTAAACTAACTTCTGGATATTGGCCGATTGTTAGCATGTTTGCTTTAGTTAGATAGCGATAACGGAAGCGCCAGAACTTTCCACCAGATGGGCGGACTTCTAAACATAAACCTGAATGATCAGCAACGCGAAAGACTTTTTCAGTTGGTTTTAATCGTTTGATTTTTAGATCGTTTAACAT